TTAAGCAGGAGGAATTGCCACCAGTTCCGGATTTCGTCAAGCAACTTGGACTTACTAATATAAGTACATGAATGCTGGGAAGTCTTGGGTTAATCTATGTAAGACAAGGTACAAGCCGAAGAAGTCGGCGGGTATACAGAAACTTATGATGATGATTACTAAAGACATTTATACTACGAAGAGTGCCTCCCTTGCGGTTGATGATAGTTTCATTGAGGAGAATCTGGACAAGCATAAGAAAATCTTGTGTGAACCCCACCTCGATGACCCATTGGATGAGAAGTTTGAGAAGCTAATAACTAAAGCTATCGAACTGTGTGCCGACGAAATATTCGGTCCACTTCCTGTACAGGATGATCATACTATCATAAAAATAAACAAACGCACGGGAAAGACAAACGTGAAACAATACAAAGTCCCCGAGGAACGACGACCTCCATCACGCCTACCATCCATGGGAGCATCTGTTCGATGTTCCCGTGCGAAGGGAGGTGCCGTGGGGGATCTCTTAACTAAACATGGAGAGAACTATACACTACCGGAACCCGATGAGGGTTATCTACACTCCTACTGTTCATACAAATACAAGGTTTGTTCAGTGAGGACTCCGCACGACCCCGACCTTTACGTCGAGGCTGAGAAGAGTTCTCGCCTTCATTCACTCAGTTTGGACAGTGTCAAGGCTCAAGTGGTTCCACTCTTGGAAGCATTTAAAGTCAGGACCATAACAAAGGGAGATGCAGATCAGTACCATCTCGCAAGGAGATGGCAGTCGGTCATTCATTCGCGCATGCGGAAACAATTAAACTGTAAACTTATCGGACAACCGTGTGATTCGGCTTATTTAAGTCAGATCTTCGGAAACTCACCCTTCTTCAAACATAATGAGGATGGGTTCTTTGTTTCTGGGGATTATGAGTCAGCGACTGATTTGTTACATCCGCACTTAAGCGTATTTGCAAACGAAGCAATATGCCAACGTCTAAGAATTCCACTCGAAGATCAACTTGTCTTAAAGCGATGTCTCACAGAACACGAACTAAAATACGAAGCTAAGGGTTCCTACTTTAAACAACAATGGGGACAACTTATGGGCTCACCAACTTCTTTTCCTATACTCTGCCTAATCAATCTGGCAGCGACTAAAGTCGCATTCGAAGAGTTCTTCCGTGAAAACGGGATGCTCGGTAAGAATGAGTATTTATTACTTTCAGAGTTGCCTATGTGCGTAAACGGGGATGATATCCTCTTTTGGTGCTATGATGGTACTCTTTACAGTAAATGGAAGGAAGTCACTAAGGCCTGTGGGTTGAAATTCAGTTTGGGGAAAAATTATACGCACAACAGTGTAGCTATTATTAATTCTCAGATGTACTTTTATGAACAACAAAAACAAAGTTCATTCACCCAAGTAGCAGCCCGTGGGCTCTCTTATCCGTCTCTGCTCTTCCAGTTATCTCGCACAGTTAACGCACGGCTTCTTGCCGGCGGTAGCCGCGCTGAGACTAAACTATCGGGCGGAATGGACCTGAGGGAGCTTACAGACCACGACTTAAACATTTACTCCACAACAATGGGGGAAGATGAGGCTAAAGAACTGCCTAAGAAGTGTGGTATTCGTATGTCATCGATTAGTTTGAAGAAGTACAACCAACTCCGAACTCTCGAATCACGACTGTCTTTCATTCGTACTCTACAGAGAAAAGACCCTATTAAGAGGGCTGACCTGTTTGAGACTTATACGAAATGGCGGACCACGACTGAGCAGAGGGGGGATAAGGGTTTGAGTTTACTAAAGGGGAGCTTGAGAACTCCTTTTTCTGGAGCAATGGAGGAAATCTACAAAAGTACATTTAACAACATTCAACTGAAAAAGTTGGACAGGTTCCGCAGAAGTGGTTTAGGAGACATCGATTTGAGTACTCCTTATTTCCTACCACAGAGCCTCGGGGGTTTAGGTTTACGCCCCACAAACACACACAAGTACACCGCACAAGAATACGTGGAAATTGCAGCTTTGGAAGGCTGCGATCGCCAAGGGGTAAAATGGGTTAAACAGACTCAACCTACCTTAGTAAGACCTTCTATGATGAAGGCCGTAATGTCTGAGCTCTCCATGCACAAGAAAATCTTGAACATTAAGAAGGAGAGAAAGACGTCCGAGCAAATTGGAATGGCTCGGTTCTTTGGTGAGGATGACGCCTTTTGGGAACACTCATTCCTGACAGGATTTGTCACAAATAACAACACAATTGTGGGTGAAGAAGAGAGGACAGATGCACTGAGGTTCGTTGACGATAACATCCGTCGAAGGGACTTCAAGAACGGTCAACTAATGAGATCTCTTAACAGACAGCGAAAGATCGGCTGTCAACTAGGTCTATTTAAGGTTGAACATGTACTGGGAGAGAAACGGTCATATTTGGTTAACGGGGATGCCTATCCGGAGGGCTTTGATATCGATATTAAGTCGGTAAAGATGACCTACGAATGGGTTCCTTCGCCAAAATATGAGTAGGGGACAGAGACAACAAGAGGTAGGGGAGAGCCCCACGATGAAGCGGAGTTTAATTCTTG